ATGGAAAGAAATGAAGTACAGCGTGACTGGCATCGCATTGATATCGTCGCCGAGCTGCACAAGCGTGGCGTCACTATGCGCGGCCTTTCCGCCAGCGCGGGACTAAAACCCGACACGCTGAAAAATGCGCTGGCACGCTCTTATCCAAAAGGAGAGCGCATTATTGCAAATGCTCTCAATTTAGAACCCGCCAGTATCTGGCCAAGCCGTTACAACAAGGACCTGTGACATGTTCGTGACTGTTAACGAATTAGTTGGCGTCCCTGGATTGCCAACAACACAACAAGGACTGCGATACAGTCTTAAGAAAAGTGCAGGCAACTCCCCTGAACTGGTTCGCAAGCGTGCTGGCAGCAAAGCATTCGAGTACCACATCGACTGCCTGCCGGAACAGGCACGTGAAATAGTCAAAGCCCGGCATTATCGCGAGGTGCTGAAACAGTCTGATTGTTCATCCGCGCCGACGTCACCAAAGCGGGAAGTCACTACGACCCGCGATGAGCTGGCGTTATTGCGACAGTGCCCGGTATTGCTGGAACGTGAAGTCTCCGACCTTACCGAACGCCAGAAACAGATCGCCGACGCCCGCGCATTATTAGCCGCAGAGGTTGAGCGTCTTCGGGATATCGGTATGTCACGCGCATCGGCGGTTGAGTTCATCGCCAAAGAGTCTCGCAAGGGTACGCTGCCGGAAAACATCCAGGCAGCGGCTGATATTGCGAATGCCCGTAAAGGCTTAAGCCGTCGTGGCGTGGGCGAAAGAACACTCCAGGAGTGGCTGTCTGTTTACCTTTCTACCCGCCCGGGTATCGAACGCCTTGCTTTACTGGCCCCTGGCCATCTTAAAGCGCGTAAGCCTGAGCAGATTAAGTGGCTCCCTGATTTTCTCGCCCACTGGCGGAAACTATCAGGCCCTTCTCTGGTGGATGCATGGCGCTCATTCAAGACTGAATGGCAGGCTATTTATGCGGGGCAGCCAGCGATGCTCGCGGTCTGTCCGTCTTATGATGCTGTGCGTCGGGCGATGGAAAAACTGCCAAAACGTGAGCGCGCTCGCGGTCGTATCAGCGGTTCAGCGGCTCTGGCTTATGAGGTTTATCAGAAGCGTGACTGGTCACAGATGCCAGTAAATGGTTGCTGGATTGCGGATGGTAAATCTCTGGATATGAAAGTTGCTCATCCGGTCCATGGACGTCCATTCACACCTGAACTGACGCTGGTTATCGATGGCCGTACCCGCTTCCTGGTGGGCTGGAGCCTGGCACTCTCAGAGAACGTCATTGCCGTCGCGGATGCCTATCGTTACGCCATGAAATTCCACGGGAAACCTCTTTTCGTTTATTCGGATAACGGTGGCGGTGAAACGAACAAAACGCTGGATGCTGATATCACCGGTATTTTCACCCGCATGGGTATTGATCACCCGACCAGTATTCCAGGTCGCCCCCAGTCTCGCGGGATTATCGAACGCCTGAACGCCGTAATACCGAGAGCGATCGCCAACAAATTTGATACTTACAATGGGTTCGGGGCCGACCGTGAGCATGTCCGGATGACCGGTCGCGCCATCCAGTCAGCGATTAAGGCTCAGGAGAATGGCCGCGAGCTCACGAGCGTACAGCGTAACGCGCTGCGTAAATTGCCGTCGTGGCAGATGCTGCTGGATACCATTGCTGAGGAAGTCGACAAATACAACAACCTGCATGAGCACAGCGAGCTACCAAAGCGTAATGGTGTGCATATGACGCCAGCACAGTACCGTCGCGAGGTTCTGGCCACTGAGGGTGACGATATTGAATATCTGACGGATATCGAACTTCGTGAAGCCTTCATGCCGGAAATGTGCCGTACCGCCCAGCGTGGCTGGATTGACCTGATGAATAACCAGTATTTCAGCGCTGACCTGATACAGGTTGATGGTGAGGAAGTACGCGTTGCCTATGACATTCACGACCCTGCCGCCGTCATCGTTCGCCGCATGGACGGTACTTATGTCTGCACCGCCATCTGGAACGGCAACAAGCGTGCCGCGCTGCCAACCAGCATGATGGATATCGCCGTTGAGAAACGCCGCCAGCGTCGTCTGAAGCGTATTGATGAGCAGCGAGAAGAGATTGAAGCAGAGGCAAGAGGCCTGCTGCCAGAAAGAGATATGTACCCTGATTTCGGCGCATTAATACCATCGGATGCCGAGCGTATTAATGATGACCGGGAACACGTGTTCCTGTTCGAGTCAGAGCGAGAAGAGTGGCTGAAAAGTCAGGGCAATAAAAAAGCGGCCTTCTGACTGGACATCACAGGCCGCTGATTTACTAAAACAGAGGAAGTAATTATGTCAGCTAAAAATGAACTTGTCGAACTGATGAAAGCAAAAGGTCTTAACCAGACGCAGGTCGCCCGCGCTATTGGTAAGAGCTCTGCCGTAATCAGCCAGTACCTGAATAATAAATACGACGGCGATATTGCATCGCTGGAAAACGATATTCGTAGCTTTATCGATCGTCAGCATGAAAAAGAGCGTTCGGCACGTATCAGCGTCAAATTTGTTGATACCCCAACAACGCGCAAAGCCGTTGATGTTATTCGCATGGCACACGTCGAAGGTGATATCAACGTGCTTTACGGCGAAGCCGGTCTTGGCAAGACGATGATTTGCAAAGCCTACGTCTCTAAATACCGGGATGCATTGCTGATTGAGGCTGACCCTGGCTACACCGCACGGGTAGTCCTGGAAGAACTCTGCAACCTGCTGGGACTCAGTACCCGCGGCAATATGCACGAACTCAGTGAGGCCTGCATCAACAAGCTGCGCGACTCCGGGCGCGTGCTGATTATTGATGAAGCCGAGAACCTCCCTCTGCGTGCGCTGGAGTCAATCCGCCGCATCCATGACAAAACGGGGATCGGCATCGTCCTGGTTGGTATGCCTCGCCTGATTCTGAACCTCAAGGGCAAACGCGGTGAGCTCGTACAGCTATATAGCCGTGTCGGTTTCGCCCTCAACCTCGGGCATAGCCTGCCGGGTGCTGATATTGACGTCATCGCCAGCAGCGTTCTCCCGGATGGCCTGAATGAAGACCTGAGCAAAGCGCTGTTCAACGCGTCAAAAGGTAATGCCCGCCGACTGTTCAAGCTGCTGCGCGGTGCCGTCCGCACCAGTGCGATGAATGATGTTCCGGTCAGCGGTCATATCGTCAATCAGATAGCCGAAATGCTGATCCATTAATCCGGATTTAAGGAGGTTTTATGCTGACTTTAACATCAGATAACACGTTGGTTTCAGCGCTGTATCGTACCGAAGCTGTCGTCGTTTCCCTTCAGGCCCGTGGCGTGGAAGTGAAAGGTATCGTAGTTCGGGAAGGTCAGCCGGTCATTCGTATTCAGCGCCATGCCATGTGTGATTACCTGCTCACCAGCGGCAAAGCCAGCTACATCGAATATGGTCAGGGGAAATCGGGTAAATACCGCCAGGGCCTTTTCATCCAGGACGGTTGCCGGGTCGTCTGGTCAGAATCAATTCATTAACCAGAGGGAAATATGGCAAAAATTATTATCCACATTAAGGACAGGCCACGCGGTTTCGAAGTCGGCTGTCAGGTCGTTCCCGATGATGGCGACAGCGAGCTAGTCGGCGAAGTAGCTAAGAAAGTCGGTTCAGGCATTGCCGGTCATGTGCTGGTAAAGGTTAACGAAGTTGTTAAGAAAGTCTCACGTAAATTTAAGGAGAAGAAACATGTCCACTGAATATCAACAGTTTACTGATAAACCTGCACCAGCTGGTTATTGGGTTGATGCCAAAGGTGCCTTAATCCCAGAGCACCTGATTAAGCCGATTGATAAAGAGCGTGATCAACTGGTTAAAGAACTCGTGTTTCATGCCAAAAAAGTGAATGAAATTCTCACTGAGTTTAAGAAACGTGGTTTTACCGATATTGCCGCGTTTGTTGATCTCTCTGCTAATGAATACGGTGTGAGTGTCGGCGGAAAAAAAGGCAATGTCACCCTTTACTCTTATGATGGGTGCTACAAAATCCAACGAGCCATGAGCGACAAAATGTCATTCGATGAGCGTATTCAGGCCGCAAAAGAGCTGATTGACGCCTGCCTTTCAGACTGGACAGAGAATGCCCGCCCTGAAATCCGGGCGCTGATTAATGATGCATTCCGCGTTGATAAAACTGGGTTTATCAGAGTTGCAGAGGTTTTGAAACTGCGGAAACTCGATATTGATGATGAACGCTGGCAGAAAGCGATGACTATCATTGGTGAGGCTCTGCAACTGGTCGGAACGTCATCATACATTCGGGTCTATGAGCGTATCGGCGACAGTGAAAAATACCGCCCGATTGCCCTCGATATTGCCAGTGCGGGGGTGTGATATGTCTGGAAAGATTAAAGAAAATTCAGCCCGCAATAACTACGGATGCTATGCCACCGGCGCGATTCGTGCCGAACGTAATGGCGAATATTCCAGAGCCGCTGAATTATGGGGTAAAGCGTTGATGTTTGCTCGTGGTACTTCCGGTCGATTCTGGGCCACTCGTCGACTGGAGTTCTGCGCGAACGCGGCGAATCGCGGCTGGGGAATACCGGATGAAAGCTAAAGAGTTTAATGAAACGTATAAAGTGGGCTCGGCGTTTCATCATGCCTATCCAGCTTTACGCGGTAGCCGAATGGTAAAAACGGTCGATGTTGCTCGTGACTTTAATTGCGGAGTAATTATTGAAATTAATCTGGAGCCCTATTTCGTCAAGATTAATACGTTAAAACCAGTAAGCTGATTTAAAAATAAATTAATACATCTTCAAAAATGGCGTAAACCGTCAGGGGACTGCTTACGCCTAAATTCAGGAAAAAAATTATGCAAAATGAAAACATCTCTACCAGTCTGGCTAATGCCATCAATCAGCACTGCCGCCAGTTCGAAGCGTCAGAAGAATTTCATAAGATGATTGCAGAGCATGTGCGCAGTCTGTACGAAAACGCTATCAAAGATACCTTCCGCTGGGGGAAATTCCCGGATGCGGTGAAAGCGGCTCTGGTTGATGCCCTGCCTGCAAATATTTCCGATATTTGTGATCTACCTAAATACAACCTGCTGCTAGCCCGCACGCTGGATGAGCAGTGGAAGGCAAACGCCGTGAGCGAAAGTCTGGCGAACAATATGCAGGCGCTGGTGAAAGAGTTCATTGAGCAGGATCAGACGCCGAAGTACATCAAGGCGTCAGAACTCTGGGCGGCATATATTGAAGAGCACCAGGAGGAGGCTGCTCACGAAGGGTGGGAACGCCCGCAGGTTGTCATTGCTGAGCCTGATGAAGACTGGATGCAAAACTACTTCCAGATTGGTCTTGAGAAGGAGCCACACTGTTCTTCTAGCTGGAGAACATCGCGTGAGAAAACGCACTACTTCCAATGCGAAACATATCTCTGCTTCCGTAAGATGACTACCCGTGAAGACCGGAAAGACGTTCTGGTCATGCATGAAGGGTATGAAGTGGGTTCACTTTATACAGGCCAGCTCGACGGCAGCGACACACTAGGGAAAAAACCTGTTCAGTTCCGTAGCAAGTTCGAAAAATTGGTCGGTTCGCTGTATTACGGTGACAGTCTGCTGGTACTCGATGCCTGTGATGCTGAAGATATTTTTTATCCGGGCTCATATTAGTTACTAAATAAAACTCAAATTATCCAATCAATATACGGCGTAAATCCGCAGGGGCTGGTTTATGCCAAAGTTAAGGAGTTCATTAATGGAAAATAAAGAGAAATATCTCCAGCGTATTAAAAAACTGCTGGCAATGGCGCGTAATAACTCCAGTGCTGAAGAAGCGGCTCTCGCGCTAAGACGCGCCCAGCGCCTGATGGAAACCCACAAGCTGACTGAAGCCGATGCGGCGATGATGGATATCAACGAGGCATCCACGCAGAAAGCCCCATCACATGCCGAAAAGATGCCTGAATATATGGCGCTGTTGGCTCATATGATAGCGCTGGCATTCGGGGTTAAGTTCTATACCACCCACGGTCATGAGCGCTGGGATGCTCCAGCAAAACGCACCATCACCTATTACGGACCGGATGAACGCCCGCAGGTGGCAGCATATTCCTTCGAGGTTCTTGGCAAGCAGCTGGCGAAGGCCCGTCGTGAATACACCTCCACGTTACGTAAAAATATCAAACCAGCCACCAAAGTGGCTCGCGCCGATACGTTCTGTTCTGCCTGGGTGAATGGCGCATATGCCGTTATCAGTGACTTTGCCGTCACTGAGGCTGAAGAAACGCTCATGGAGAGCTACCGTAGCAAGAAGCTGAGTCAGGGCATGAAGAAACTGGAGCCTCGTAAACCCGGTAAAGCCAGCGGCACCGATGATGCCGCCAATCAGGGTTATCTCGCTGGGCGTAATGCACAGCTCCATCATGCTGTGTCGGGGTCTGCAAATACTGCGGCACGAATTGAAGGCATTACGGGGGATTAAATAATGGATATCGGCTGGATTTTAATTCTTATTATTTTTTATTTTCACCTTGGCTGGTGTTGGGTCAGTGTCCTGACGCGTATTGAGCCTGATTACGTCTGGTCGCCTCTTAAGCACGCTGCTGCTCTGATTCTTTGGCCATTCAGCCTAATTATTGTTGATGCGGGAATGGAGGATACTCATGACCATCTCGATTGATAGTATCTGGGTTTTACTTGGAATTGCCATTATTCTGGGGTTTGGTGGTTACCTCGGTGTGTACTGGGCTGTGCGTTCCATTATGGCCTGCCGGGTTATCGGAGACTGGATCGTAAACAGGATAATTTTAAAACTTCGTACCTGGAGGCAGCGATGGAAGAGTTAACCGTTCGCGAGCGTGCCCGACTACGTAAACAACGTTCTCGCGCTAAGCAGGGAATTAACGAAGGTTTAAACCGTTTTGAATTAACCCTTAATAGCCAGGAACTGGCCGCGCTGGAGAGCGGCCTCTCCCGGCGAAATCCGGGACGCAGACCCTACAGCCGAAATGAATATATTGCCCTGCTGATACTTAATGACGCGAAGCAGCTGGCAGAGCAGGAAGCAGCCATCCCCCCCTGTAAAAAATGCGGAGCCAGACCACCGGAACATTGTGGCCGGGCGTTTAAGGGCGAAAACACCTGCTGGCTGACTATCGAAAGCATTAAACTTAATTTAACAAATGTGACTGGTCACAGTGAAAATAATATGGAGGTGTGACCATGAATAAAAACCGCAATGCATTAATCGGGGCAATTAAAGCTGGTCAGGCATGGTTGCAATGGGACGATATGACCTACCGGAGTGTACTGTATAAATTAACCAGCAAGCAATCAGCGACAAAATGTACACTTGAGGAATTGCAGAATGTGCGCGAATATATGCATGAACAAGGGTATCCCAGAAAAACGGCAAAAAAGCACGGTCGCAAACCAAGCGTTGCCAGGTCTCGTAAAACGATACTGAGCAAAATTGAAGCATTACTGGCCGATTCGGGACGCCCCTGGCAATATGCTGAATCAATAGCGGAAAGAATGTTTCATCAGAAAGTGCTCGAATGGCTTGACGATGAGCAGATAACCAAGCTTTTACAGGCTTTGATTATCGACGCGAAACGGCGGGATAAGTAATAATAAAGCGGGAAGAATAAGGTTCTTCCCGCTTTTTTGATCTGGAGGTAGACATGGAACTTGAGCAGGTTAAATCGCTTTTGCCCGAAACTGTGATTGATATCGCTTCGCTGATAGGTTTTCCCGCAACAGCGGCGCTAATCAAAGTACTGGGCGGGACGACAATCCCATTCGGTAAGGGGGTACGTGCTGTCGGTGCCCGACGCATGGGCGTGCTCAGGGATGCCGTCGGGGAAGAAAATACGCGAATCCTGACAAAGCGTTTTGGTGGTCAGCCTCCAGTCTATCTCCCTCGCTGCGATCGCGCCTTACGTGAGTTGCGTAACCGCTCGTTCATTGTTGAATTCGAAGCCTTGCGCGACCAGGGCTTATCTTCCCTGCGTCTGATGACGGAGCTATGCCCTAAATATGGGTTTAGTGACCGCTTCGGATGGGAATTATTGAGTAAATTCAAATCAGCAGAAATGCATAATCAGCAATCACTTTTTTAGGAAACAAAATGAAAATAGTAATGTTTATGATTTTACTGGTTTTTAGCTTTGGTGGTTTTGCCAAGCAGAATGATAACGAGGATATAAAAAGTGTACGTTTATTTATAGCTAAAACAAAATATTTAGTATCTAGATTTGACAATGCCATTAACTTGTACAGCCACGGAGAATCATCATCTTTATTAGCTTTGAATAAAGATATGAATGATTTGTATCATGATGGGGTAGCTAGATATGGGATGTCAGTTGAAAACGGCTTCAAAGTTTCACCATTCTCTGATTGTGGCACGATGAGCACAGCGGCATATAATCTTTGGCAGGAGAAAAAAAACACACTGACTGATAATGATAAAAACTTGGAAGCCCTCAAATTATCCTATCTCAATGCGTATCACGACTGTAAGAAAACAACGTTGCAACCCTCAGCGCATGAGGATAAAAATGATGATAAAATAACAATCATTGATGTTGAGTAAATAACCACTGAACCTCCTCATTCTTATCCTGCACCCAACCCAATGAAATACTGACTCCATCCCTAATTAACAGGATGGCGTCATGCTTTTAACTCAATCACAATTTCAGAAAGCAGCAGGCATTTCAGCCGTTGTCGCTGCGCGTTGGCTGGAGCCGCTTTGCGCTGCTGCTAATGAATTCCAGATTAATACCCCAAAAAGGCTGGCGGCATTCATCGCTCAGGTCGGCCATGAAAGCGGTGGTTTTAACACTATCAGCGAGAACCTCTATTATTCAGACGCTGAGCGTGTAGCCCGAATCTTCCGAAGCGATTTTGACCTTAATAAAAACCGCATTATTGAACCCGCTGAAATCGAATTTGCACGTCGATATACCCGAAACCCAGAGAAAATGGCGAATTACGTTTATGCCAATCAGGGTGGGAACGGTAATGAAGCCTCCGGCGATGGCTGGCGTTATCGCGGTCGTGGGCTAATCCAAATCACATTGCGAAATAATTACCGGGACTGTGGTAAAGGCCTGGGTCTTGACCTGCTTAATAATCCAGACCTGTTGCTTGACTTCAATCAGGCAGCCAGAAGTGCGGCATGGTACTGGAAGACGAACGGCTGCAACGAGCTGGCTGACAGTGGCAGTTTTCTGGCCATCACCCGCCGAATTAATCCACCGGCACAGGGTCAAGCTGACCGTCAGGCACGGTATGACGTGGCTAAGGCCGTGTTATGCGCCTGATCTCCCTGGGTGACCTCATCACTAATCCCGGCTCTGGGCGGCTTTCCACCTCCGACACCATCATTCTGGGAGCCTTCCTTATCAGCTCCTTTGTGCTCGTCTGGGTCACGGTCACGCGAACTGAGATTGCGACTGAATTGTACTGGGCCTATCTGGGCGCGTGGGTTGCTCAGAGTCAGGCATCGAAGCACATGTCCATTAAACGAGCCAGAGAGGTGAACCATGTGGGCGATAACCCTGAAACTTCTCAAAGGTAACTGGAAGTCACTTCTGCTAATCGTCGTTCTGTCGGGCGGTGGTGTATGGCTGGGAACGCTCATCACACAATCGCGGTTGAGTGACCAGGCGCTGGCGTTCAGCAATGAAAAATCGACGCTTATCAGTGGGTTTAACACGCAAAAATCACAGTGGGATCAGGAGCGTATTACCGCCGCGAATCAGTATGCGTCAGACCTGAAAGATGCGCTGGCGGCGCAACAGGCCTGGCAACGTAAAGCTGATGGCCTGAGTCGTCAACTCGCAGCACTGGAAGTGTCCCATCAGCGGGCAGTAAAAGACCTGAAAGAGAGGCTTAAAAATGCAATTAAAAGCGATGGCAATACTTATACCGGTATTGGCCCTGCCAGCCTGCAACTCTGGCGTGAAGCCCTTGGCTACCCCACAGCCCAAACAGTCCACGCTGGTCACCATCTGCCAGAGACCACCGGCAGCGCTGCTGGTGATACCGGAGATGCCCGCCGCGCCGGTGGCGGACTCTCTCCCTCCGGGATAGTTGGTCATAGCGCGGAATATGGCAAATGGTGCCTGTCACTTCGCGACCGTCTGCAAGCTATTAACGATTACTACAGGTGAAAGGAGTGAACACGGTAATGACTCTCGACACGGCCTTCCAGATTGCTCTGGGACTGGCCGCACTCTTTGGCGGCATTTTTATTCGCCGCCTGAATCAGGATATTCACGACCTCGAAAAAGCCGTCGAACGCATCCGCGACGAGTATCAGCGCCGCGAAGATGCCCGGACGAACTACACAGCAATGATGGATGCGATGAAAGAGCTGCGAGCGGCCATTGAGCGCATCGATAACAAACTCGACAGGAAAGCCGACAAATGAAAGCCAGACAAAAGCGCCGTACCCGCCGTATCCCGATTGCCAGCGATGAGCACGAAACGCTGAACCGAATCTCTGCTCAGCTCGACCGTCTGCAAATGCCAGTTAACCCCGATATTCTGGGCGGTATCAACGACAAGCTGGAGCGTATTGACTCCCGTTTATCAGCCATAAATGCCGATGCAACCCGTCATGGCGCAAAAGCCGGGGCTATCGCCGGTGGACTTACTGGCGGTCTTATTGCTGTAGCCATCCTGTTAATCCGCGCAAAGCTGGAGTTATAGGTATGGCTCATCCGCAGGAAACACGGGAAAAACTGCGACGGTCGTACATCTTCAGCCAGATGTCGCTTGAAATTGCGTCAGCACAGGCAGGCGTTGCGTTTGCGACAGCGCGACGCTGGAAGAAGGAAGCGCAGGATGCGGGGGATGACTGGGACAAGCTTCGGGCTGCTCACATTATGGCGGGCAACGGGCTGGAGGATATTGGCCGCGCCATCCTCACCGGTCTGATGACACAGTATCAGGTCACGCTGGAGCTGCTGACCACCAACACTGACCTTCAGCCAGATAAGCGCGTTGAACTGCTGGCAAGTCTGGCAGATGCGTTCAACAAAGCCGTCGCAGCCAACAAAAAGATTCTGCCAGAGGTTAGTCAACTGGCGGTGGCGCTGGATGTGATCCAGAAGCTGAGCACCTTCGTGGCCGAACACTATCCGCAGCATCTTGCTGCATTCGTTGAAATTCTGGAGCCCTTCGGGGGCGAGATGGAGAAATATTATGGTTAAAGATACAGCAACTCAGAGTAGCACCTCGAACCTGCGAGAGTTCAATCCATCAGCAGATCGCAGCCTTTACCAGCAGCGTATTGTTGATGCGATCTTTGCTGAGTTTGAGACGCATGAGATGTATCAGGAAGAATTTTGCGAGGCGATGTGGATTGCCTTGCAGATAATTTGCGGCCCACAGGTGGCCGCGTCATTTATCGTTCGTAGCTAACTAGATGAATGCATCCCAGTCACGCTTGGGCTTATGTCTGACAGTAATGACGGGTTGCTCTATTCGTTCATTAAGATATACGGCCTGACAGTCAGTTTTCAGGCACTGGAGAGTTGAATGACTATTCACATAATTGCCCACCTGCAACATCGATTTGATGTTGTTACCGAAGCATACGGGGCAAAGGCAATGGACAGGCTCCGTGCCCTGATGCTCTGGTTTGAGACGATACACAATACTACCCGCAGGCAGACTGTGAAGTTCATAGCGGGCAAGCTCCACTTTATCTCTTTTAAGCTTTTCCAGTTCGTTTTCAAGCGAGTCTTTAACGCGAGAAATCGACTCATACTCGCTATAAAGCGACAGCAATTGTGACTGAACAGCATTTAATTTGCTGTAAATATCAGCAGCAGCTCTGTCAGCGGCAATTTCATCCTTAACTTGTATGGCTTTTCTAATGATTTCTAATGCGTTTTTTATTGTATCTACAGTGGTTTTAAAGCCGGTTAAATCCATCTTGAAACTCCTGTTAGAGAAAGTCAGGAGATTATAACCATGTCTGGTTCAGGGAAGCATAACTCACTTTCAAAGAAAGACTTTCTTGCGGAACTGGCTGAACTGTCGGCCAGCCTGCGACGTACTATCGAAGCGGAAGACGTTGGCTTTGATCCAAAGCCTGCGGCGGTGGCAATTCGCCGCGCAAGCGTAGCTGACCCTGTCACCGGCTTTGAGTTTTTTGTGCAGAACTACTTCCCGCACTATGTTCGCCATACTGCCAAAAGCGAGCTGCATAAACATCTCTACAGCCGCCTGCCGGAGATTGTTCGCGCCACAACCGGGCAGAACGATGCCATCGCTGCACCTCGTGGTGAAGCCAAATCCACCATTGTCAGCCAGCTGTTTGTTATCTGGTGCATCGTCCTGGCGCTCAAACATTACCCGGTCATCATTATGGACTCGATAGACCAGGCCTATCCGATGCTCGAGGCCATCAAGGCCGAGCTCCAGTTTAACCCGCGTCTGTTGATGGATTTCCCTGAAGCAACGGGCGGTGGGCGCGTCTGGCAGATGGGCACAATTCTTACCCGCAACGACATCAAAGTTCAGGTGGCCGGTAGCGGTAAAAAATTGCGTGGTCTGCGTCACGGGCCATACCGCCCTGACCTGGCTGTACTCGATGACATCGAGAACGATGAACAGGTACGTAACCCGGAGCAACGTGACAAGCTGGACAACTGGCTGAAGAAAACCGTACTGCCACTGGGTGGCGCGGGTTCTAAGTTCGATGTTGTCTATATCGGCACCATTCTGCACCACGACTCGGTACTCTCCCGCACCCTCAAAAACCCGCTGTGGAAGCGAGCCCGCTTTAAGGCACTCATCAGTTGGCCACACAACATGGAGTTATGGGACAAGTGGGAAGAGATACTGCGTAATAATGATGAGGATGGTGAAGCGCTGGCACAGGCCTTCTACACAGAACATCAGGAAGAGATGGAAGCCGGTGCGGTCGTCTCATGGGCAGCAAGACCACTTTATACCCTGATGTTGATCCGTGCCCGTGATGGGCATAGCACCTTCGATGCCGAATATCAGAATGACCCGGTTAGCGGCGAAGATGCACCGTTTGCGGGCTGCATTCAGTTCTGGGTTAACCGCCTGGCAGAGTGGCGCTTCTATGGTGCCCTTGACCCCAGTCTTGGCAAGGCGGGAAACAGTCGTGACCCCTCGGCGATCCTCGTCGGTGGATATAATCGTTTTACTGGCGTGCTTGATGTGGTCGAAGCCCGCATCCGTAAGCGCGTGCCTGACATGATTATCTCAGATGTTATTGCGCTGCAAAAAGAATACCGCTGTCTGGTCTGGGCCGTTGAAAGCGTCCAGTTCCAGGAGTTTCTGCGCACAGAGCTGGTGAAGCGCTCTGCTGCTGCGGGTGTTCCGGTTCCGGCCCGTGCCGTCATGCCGCATACCGATAAACTCCTGCGTATTGAGTCCCTTCAGCCGCATATGGCCAACGGACTCATCCGTCTGCACTCCACTCAGAGCACACTGATTGAGCAACTGCGCCACTTCCCTAAAGCTGACCACGATGATGGTCCCGACTGCCTTCACATGTTGTGGGCACTGGCGGTCTCTGGCGCGGGTAATTTCGAATTTAAAGCCGTTCCCCGCCGTGGCCATGGCGACCGGTTCGGCACATCCGGAGGATGGTAATGGTACAGATTCTTGACCAGTATGGTCGCCCACTAGATCGCCAGGTACTGAAGGCCCCGCAGACGGCAAAGACGGTACAGCTCAACCGCAGCTGGCCAACGCACCCGTCGCGCGGTATCACCATCTCAAAATTGCCGCGCATCCTTGAGGCTGCTGAGCAGGGGGACCTTGCCGCACAGGCCGATCTCTTTGAGGATATGGTGGAGCGTGACGGTCATATCTTTTCGGAGATGAGCAAGCGAAAGAATGCGCTGCTTACCCTCGACTGGAGCATTGAACCACCGCCGAACGCCACTGACGAAGAGCGTAAAATAGCCGAGATAGTGTCTGGCTGGTTTGCTGAAATTCCCGACTTTGAGGACATCACTCTCAATGCAGCCGAGGCTATCGGTCACGGGTTCGCTGCGATGGAAATCGAAAAGTGGGAACTCGCCGACGGCGTCTGGTTGCCGGTGAAGATTAAATTGCGTCCGCATCGCTGGTTCTGTACCACCCCCGATAAGGGTGATGAAATTCGCCTGAATGACGGCACAATGGACGGCGCTGAACTGTGGCCATTCGGCTGGCTGGTGCATACCCACAATGCCAAATCAGGTTATATCTCACAGTCCGGGTTATACCGTGTACTGGTCTGGCCGTATCTCTTTAAGAACTTCGGCGTTCGTGATCTGGCCGAGTTTCTGGAAATCTATGGCCTCCCGGCTCGTATCGGCACTTACCTCCCCGGAGCTACCGAAGATGAGCAGGATAAACTGATGCAGGCGCTGGTATCGTTGGGGCATAACGCCTCGGGCGTCATCCCTGAAGGGACAACCATCGAGTTTAAATCGGCGGCCAGCGGGCAATCAGATCCCTTTATGGCGATGATTGACTGGGCTGAACGTACTGAATCCAAGGTCATTCTGGGCGGAACGCTGACCAGCCAGGCTGATGGTAAGACCTCCACCAACGCGCTGGGCAACGTCCATAACGAAGTTCGCCATGACCTTCTGACCGCCGATGCTCGTCAGATCGAGGGCTTTTATCGTGGTTTTATCCGCATGTTACTGGCCATTAACGGCTATGACATCAGTTCCCGCCGCCAGCCACGCCTGGTCTTTGATACACGAGAGTTGGAGAGCATTAAGGACTTTGCGGAAGGCGTGGCAACCCTTGTCGATCGCGCAGGTCTGGCATCCATTCCGGCATCGTGGGTGCATAAAAAGGTTGGTATTCCTGAGCCGCAGAAAGGTGAAGTTGTGCTGGCAGCTCCCGCACGCAGTGCATCAATGGCGGGATTATCTATGCAAAATGGTGCGGCCTGGTCGAACTTCACCGCACTCAGTACCCGTACCGATATCACCGACCCGGCACAGGATGCACTGGATAAGACCAGCCCCGGTATCGCTATTGGTGAGGCCATGGAGAAACTGATAGCTCCGGTCATAGCGGCATTAAATCAAGGACAGTCTCCCGATGAAGCGCTGGACATTATAGCTGCCAGCTATCCGTTACTGGATGATTCGCAGCTACAGCAGCTGCTGAAGCAGGCTCTGTTTGTGAGCGAAGTCTGGGGGCGCCTCAATGCCGAAAGCTGATGTCGATCTCAGTTACGCCATCGGTCTGAAACCCGAAGAAGCGATCGAATATTTTAAATCCAAAGGCTATGCCATCGGGTTTAACTGGCACGACGTTGAGGCCAGTGCTCACTCGACTTCGTTTACTGTCGCGGGTGTACTGAAGCAGGATGTACTGGAAGATATCCATGCAAGCCTGCTCAGCATGAAGGACGGCGGCGGTACACTGCGGGACTTTGAGCGACAACTGACGCCTACACTGACCCGTAAGGGGTGGTTTGCTGATAAGGCGAAGCTGCTGGCCGATGATGATGGCGTGCTGGAGGGCAAACAGCTGACGCCCCGCCGCCTTCGTACCATCTTTGAGACCAATATGCAGGCGTCCTACGCCGCCGGTCGTTATGCTGAACAGATGGCGAATACTGAGTTTCGCCCCATCTGGGAGCGTGTCGCTGTTATGGATACGCATACCCGTCCACTTCATGCCCGTCTCAATGGGTTTACTGCCCGCTATGATGACCCGGTCTGGCAATTCATGTACCCGCCTGACGGCTATCATTGCCGTTGCCGCATCCGGGCCAGAACGGAGGCTGATGCGAAGCGCCTCGGTATTGAGGTGAAGTCGTGGGCAGAAGATATCGTTACCGTCCAGCAGGCATGGGGACCGAAAGAGACCCGCGAAGTTAAAGCCCTGCGCTACAAAGGGGATCTGTATACGCCTGATGCTGGCTTTGGTCAGAATCCCGGCCAGGGATGGTTGTCGTCACTGGGGCAACGTCTCATGGATAAATCAGCCACCACCACACCGCGTATCGCAAGCGAAGCTATACATCAGACGCTCTCTGATAAAACCGTATTAAATGCCGTTTCCGACGATGTGCGCCGCTGGGTGGACCAGGTCAGCCTGCGCACGTCTTCCCGTGGTGACCTGAAGCGCGTCGGGGGCATTTCCCCGGAACTGCTGACCCGTCTGGAAGAGCGTGGAATCCGCCAGCCGGTGCCCCTCAGCATCCACGAAGCCGACGTGCGTCAGGCTCCGGGTCCGCTCTGGGCTGAACTTCCGGCGTTGCTGGCCTCACCGGGTGACGTGTGGCTAGACGGCGACAATCTGCTGTGGACGCTGGTCGGGGATAGAGGAACCCGCGCTGTTCGGGGCACAGGCACGGCAGACGGCTGGCGTCTTTCACTGGTCAACGGCGGCGACGTTATCAGGGCTCAGGATGTATCTGATGGCGTGGTATTACTGAGTTCAAAGCGATGAGCTATACCATCACCTATGACACCGGTGATTTTGAGAAGTCGCTGGGTAAGCTGATAAACGAGCTTGAAAACCGGGAACCCATCATGCGAGAGCTGGCGGCCGCGATGGCGGACGCGGTGGAAGAGAACTTCGCCCGTGAAGGCCGTCCGGAATGGATGGGCTGGAGTCCCCGATATGCACGCAAGCGTCATGGCGGTAAAATCCTGCAAAAATCCGGACGACTGGCCAAAAGCATCACCCAGTACAGCACCAATGACGAAGCGGTTGTCGGCACCAATGTCAAATATGCCCGTATCCAACAGGAAGGTGGCGAAATTAATATCGCCGCCCGCAGCCAGCAGGCCTATTACCGCCAGCATAAAAATGGCAGCGTCGGTAATCGGTTCGTCAAAAAGTCCCGATCCAACTTCTCTCAATGGAACACCATCGGGGAATATAAAATCACGATGCCAGCCCGACCGTTCCTGCATCTGACCGAGGATGATATCAGCGGTATGGAAACGACTATTGAGACCTATTTGCAGCGGATTATCGAATAGGCCATTAAGCGAAGCGAGAGCCACCATGACGCGTTTAATAGAAAAGTGGTAGACTGATTCGTCATGCGACCCGACAGGCGTTTTTAAAAGGGGTTTAAAAACGTTTGTCGTGCTTTCTCCTTTGTTCTCTCCCCTCTGGTATCTGTTTCACCTCAATAACTCCCCACTGAAGTCCCTCAGGCTAATCATCTTTTTCCCGCTGCCGTACTCTGGGCGGCATGAAAACATGTATCGCCGCTCTGGCAATTGAAATCAACAAAGCGACTCCCGGTGTCATCCAGTTGTTTCCGGCTGGTGAGTTCCGGGCGATGGACGGTCGTCCTGATGATGTCGCGCACTGGGTCATGACGGCGGAGATTGCTGCTGCGCTGATTACTCAGGCAGATGCACGTCAGACGCCCTACATGCTGGATTATGAACATCAGGTACAACTGGCAAAGACCAACGGTCTGCCCGTTCCGGCTGCGGGCTGGTTCAAGCAACTGGAATGGCGAGAAGGTGAAGGCCTTTTTGCGATCGACGTTGCCTGGACCGCTCGCGCGGCAGAGATGATTGCTGCCGATGAGTACCGCTATATCTCTCCTTTATTTGCTTACAGCAAACCCGATGGCTATGTGCAGCTGCTGATTAATGCTGCGCTGACCAATACCCCGGCACTCGATGGCATGGATGAGGTCATTCTGGCCGCCGCCTCGCTCCTGAGCGCCACCGACAATCCACAACCAAAGGACTCCACCACGATGGATGAGTTATTAGAGCGTCTTCGCTGGATGCTGAATCTGCCGATCACAGCAACCCAGGACGACATTATTGCCGAGCTGAACAAGCTCATTGACCAACTGTCCGGTGGTCAGGGAACGGCAGCCGCTTCAGTCAGCCTGATTGAGATCCTTGCCCAGCGTGAGCAGTCCATTGCTCAACTGAGCGCCCAGGTCGAGAGTCCTGACCCGGCGAAATGGGTGGCTGTTGATGTCATGAACAGTGCAATTCAGCAGGCTGTCGCAAAAGCGGGTTCGACGAACGAGGCCGCGCTGGCCATCCAGCAGGCAGAAAGTCTCGTCACTGTAGCGCTGAGTGATGGCCGACTACTACCAGCACAGGAAGCGTGGGCGAAGTCACTGGCAAAGTCCGACCCGGCAAGCCTTACCGCTTTCATTGATAAGGCACCGAAGATTGCTGCGTTGAGTCACAGCCAGACGGGTGGCCTGCCACCAAAAGGTGCGCCTGAGCGTGAACCTGCGGGTGATGACGACACATTGAATGTCGCGGTCTGCTCCCTGATGGGCACCGACCCCGATGAAATCTCTTCTTTCTATAAAGGAGCGAAGTAATGACCGGTGATCGCAATACCCCTCATCGTGACGAAAAGCTGGGTCCTCAGCCGATGGCTGCTGCGACCGTGATTTATGGTGGCCATATGGTCGCCGTCAATGCGACCGGCTATGCCGTTCCGGCAAGTGCTGGCGCTGCGGTATCCACGCAGACTGTCCTCGGTGTATCAGATGGCTGGGCAGATAACACGGGTGGCGCTGATGGCGATGCGCTGGTCATTATTCGCCGTGGCCGGGGCTTCCTTTTTGCCAACAGTACCTCCGACCCGGTAACCCAGGCTGAGGTGGGGAAAAACTGTTACGTCGTGGACAGCGTGACGGTGGCTAAGACCAGCGACACAGACAAACGTCCGTACGCAGGCAAAGTCGCCGGGATCGACGCCGACGGTGTCTGGGTCTATTTCTGACAGGAGAATCACAGTGTTAGTCAATAAACAGAACGTTAAATCCATTTTTATCAATCTGAAAGCCACCTTTCAGAAGGCCTTCACCCAGACCCCGTCAGACTGGCAAAAAGTTGCCATGGTGGTGCCATCCACCGGTAGCCAGAACGATTATTCCTGGCTGAGCCGCTTCCCTAAAATGCGGGAATGGATTGGTGAAAAGGTTATTAAGTCCCTCGCTGCCTTTAACTACACCATCCAGAACAAAGACTGGGAAGCGACCGTCGAAGTTGATCGCAACGATATCGAAGATGACCAGCTCCTTGGCTATGCTCAGCAGGCTCAGGCTGCGGGACAGTCAGCGGCTGAACTGCCCGCCGATATCGTCTTTGCGCTACTGAGCGATGGTTTTAAAAACCTGTGCTACGACGGTCAGTTCTTTTTTGATAGCGACCATCCGGTCAACGGAGTCTCTGTCTCCAACAAGGGGACCAAAAAACTCAATGCCGATACGCTGGCCAAAGCGCAGGCCAGTTATGGGGCCGCCCGTACTGCGATGCGTAGCTTCAAGGATGAAGAAGGTGAATCCCTGCGTATTAACCCGACCGTTCTGGTGGTGCCACCGGCGCTGGAAGACGTCGCTAACTATTTGATGACGGCAGACCGTTTCCCGGACAACACCCCGAACATCTATAAGGGCACGTCTGAGGTGATGGTGGTGCCAAACCTCAAATCTGATACCGCCTGGTTCCTGCTGGATACCAGTAAGCTGATGAAGCCGCTGATTTATCAGGAACGTAAAAAACCGGACTTCGTCGAACAGACGGACTACAGCAACGATAACGTCTTTATGAATAAGAAGTTTCGTTTCGGTGCCGAAGCCCGTGCCAACGGTGGCTATGGTTTCTGGCAGATGGGTTATGGCTCTGATGGGAGTGTTGCGTAATGCCGATTCAAATCACTGCGAAACGCGATGGCTTTCGCCGCTGCGGCATCGCCCACAGCGAAACCACTACCACGTACGGTGATGATTACTTCACCCAGGCGCAGTTGCAGGAGCTGAAGTCTGAGCCAAACCTGATCGTCATTGAGGTGGCGGAAGGCGCGGAAACCGGCAATGTGCATACTGCGCTGGTTGACGCCGGTAATCGTATCGTTGAACTCGAATCCGTCGTACTTCAGCTCAATAGCGATGCCAGCGAGCTGAAATCGAAACTCGATACCGTGACAGCCGAACGTGACGAACTGGCGGCAAAGCTGGGGCTGCTGACTGCTACCGGGAGTGATGGCTCACAGGTTGCCGAACCGGCGCAAGATACGAAAGCGGAAGCTGCCAATGAGGCAGACTCTGCTGACGATAAAACGTCAGGCAAGAAAAAGGGTTAACCCATGTATGCGACCCGAGATGACATGGTGAAAGCGTTTGGAGAGCGGGAATGCATCGCCATCACCGACCGGGATTTAACCGGGCTGATTGATGACGATGTTATGAGCGCCGCACTGTCGCAGGCCAGCGCCGAAATCGACGGTTATCTCTGCGGTCGCTACCCGGTGCCATGGTCTGATGAACCCCGGGTTCTGGTGGGTAAGTGCTGCAATATCACACGTTATCTGTTGTGCGGTGCCGACACCCAGATGACCCAGGAGATTCGCGAACGTTACGAAGACACCATCCGATATCTGGAAAAGGTGGCTTCCGGAAAAATTTCGCTGGGGCGTACGGGGGCCGGGGCGGTAATACGCAGCACTTCCGGGGCGAAAGTCGTATCTGGTGGGCGTGTCTTTGGACGAGACCAGACGGATGGAGGCGGATTCTGATGGTTATCACGCAGATAGAGCAGGCTATCGTTGCCCGTCTGAAACAGGGCCTTGGCAGGATGGTCAGGGATGTTTGCTCCTATGGTGGTGAAATGGACGGCGAGCCAGCTGAGGTTATCCGCCAGCTACCCGGCGTATGGGTCACGTTTGGTGGTATTCAGAAGACTGAACGCAGCAGCACTGCCCGCAATAAATTCGTTACCTATGGTCGATTTGTGGTCATTGTTGGCGACCGAAGTGTGCGCAGCGAAGAGGCCTCCCGCACCGGTGGTGTCGGCAAGGATGAAATCGGCACATACCGGATGGTAGCCGCCGTCAGACGTCTTCTGTCCGGACAGGATTTTGATGATGCAGGACTGAAAATTGATGCGTTGCTCCCGGGCAAGGTTCGAACCCTGTTTAACACCCAATATGAACGCAGTGCACTGTCAGTGTTTGCCTGCGAATTCGATACCAAATGGGTAGAGAGCGCACTGGAGAATGGTCGTTTCCCTCTGGAGAACGCCCCGGCTGGGCATGAGGACAACCTGTTTGCTCCTTATGGCGGCAAAACGACTGAAGATGATCCAGCGTGGTTATCAACCAATTTGAGTTATTACCTGGAGCCCGGCGATGACCGGGCTGATGCAGAGGACATTATTCCCCATGCCAGTAAAAACAGTTAAAGCCCGTGAGGGTATCCGGGTCCCGATGGAGAATACCCCGCGCCGTTACATCACCGACGCAAAGGCCATCACAGTTCCTGAGACCGCCTATTACCTGCGCCAGATTATGAATGGCGATCTGGTTGAGGTTCTCCAGGAGCAAGCAGAGCAGCCTGCCATTACGGATATTCCTGAAAAAGAGGTGAAACGTGTCCAGTCCAAACGTTGAATTTTTCGAAATCGGCAGCAGCATTCGCAAGCCGGGTAAGTACTTTGAGTTCAATACCCGCCTCGCCGTACGCACTCTGCCAGGCAACCTTCAGCGGGTGCTGATGATGACGCCAATCCTGCCTACCGGAACGGCACAGCATCTGCAAATCGTTGATATTTACTCAGACGAACAGGCTGCGACACTCTTCGGGCGCGGCTCGCTGGGACATCTGATGGCACGTGCAGCGATCAAGTCTAATCCGTACCTGTCTTTGCAGATGATCGGCTCTCGCGGCAATCAGACACAGATTGCCGCCACAGGAAAAATTACGCTGACCGGCCCCGCAACCGCGGCCGGGGAAGTGAAAGCCACCATCAATGGTACTGATGTGACAGCTGCTGTCAGCGATGCTGATACCGCACAGGCCATTGCCACCGCGCTGGCGGCAGCTATTACCGCAAAATCCTCGTTGCCGGTAACGGCATCAGCTCAGGCTGCTGTGGTCACTCTGACGGCAAAACAGCCTGGAACGGCGGGAAATGCGATCACCGTCGTTTCTTCAGCAACGGCTACCAGTGTGACAGCGACCGTTGCCGATATGGCCGGAGGAAGCAGCACAATTACTGAACCCGCTGGCGCGGCTGCCGCTACCGGAAAGGTTACCATCACAGGTCCCGCAACCGGCAATGGCACGCTGAGTATTTATATCGGTGATACTCGTCTTGATGTGGCCGTCGCATCCGGGGATACCGTGGATGTTATTACCACAGGGCTAATGGCTGCGGTAGCTGCGTCTCCAGACCTGCCAGTGACTGTTACCAGCGCTCAGGGCGTGCTGACCTTTACGGCCAGAACTAAAGGGGCTGATGGTAATGATATCTCCCTGCGAGCCATTACGGGAGCGGCGGGAACCACAGTAGCCGTAACGGCTATGGCGGGCGGGAGCGGAAATTACGATCTTGCTCCCGTGCTCGCGGCGGCGTTCGCCGGTGGCCACAACATCGTGGTGTCACCTTATAACGATCAGCCCTCCCTGACTACGCTGCGCTCTCATCTGACCAATGTCAGCGGCCCTCTTGAGCAGCGTGGTGCTATTGGTGTCGCAGGCTGGAAGAAAAGTCTCAGCTCCGCGATTACGCTGGCGGAATCGCTTAACGAAGGCCGTATCACGCTGGGGTGGCATAACGGCTCGGTCAAGTTGCCGTGTGAAATTGCGGCTTCCTATGCGGCAGTGATCGCCTCGGAAGAAGACCCGGCCCGTCCTCTCAACACCCTGGCTATGGATGCGCTTGACGTAACCGCGATGGAGAACTGGCCCGGTCGTACTGAGCAGGAAAACGCCCTGCATAATGGGGTGACGCCATTTGAAATCGGGCCAGGTGATAAGGTTCAGATCGTCCGCGCTATCACCACGTATACCCGTAATGCCGAAGGCGTTGACGATGTGGCCTTACTCGACCTGACCACTATTCGTACGCTGGATTACGTCCGCAAGTCATGCCGTGAACGTATTTCCCTTCGATTCCCACGCGACAAACTCAGCACGCGTACGCCGCCAAAAGTAGAAAGCGAGCTGCTGGACGTACTGCTGAAGCTTGAAGAGCTGGAGATTGTTGAGAACGTGATGGCCAATCGCGCCGATCTGATCGCAGAGAAAGACTCTCAGGATGCTAACCGCCTCAATGCGCGTATTCCGGCAGACGTGGTGAACGGTCTCCATGTCTTCGCGGGTCGCATCGACCTTTACCTGTAAGGAGTGACTGAATATGGCACTTGAAGAATACGTTGGCGCCATCGTCATGGAAGTGGATGGCCAGGAGATTGAGGTCACTGACCTCAAGGTCGATACCAATACCGGTCGTAAGCTGGTGAAAACCATGAACCGTACCGGACGCGCAAAAGGGTTCTCCCGTGGTATCGCCGAGATTCAGCTTTCACTGACCGTGGTGATCCCCGCCTCTGGCGACCTCGACTGGCAGGCTATTGAAGGGTCGAAGATTACCGAGTACCCACTCAGTAATACCGGAAAACGCACGTCCTACCTGGACTGCTTTACCCTGACGGTAGGGAAAACCTACTCCGTGGATAATGAAGCCCGCCGGGATATCACCATGCAGGCATTACGTGAGGTCACTGAATAATGGGAAAACACGAGCTTTTATACGGCGTTAAAGTCGGTGATAAAGTGCATTACGATTTCAGCGTTGGTCTGCCGGTCGTGAAAGACACCATCGAAGCGCTGCGTCTGACGGATGAAGCCTGCGGCACCACGGAGGGGGCTTCAGCCGGGATGTACTACCGTGTGGCCGTGATGGCCAGCGCATTAACCGCTTTGGGTGACTTAGCCAAAGAAGACATCACGCCAGAGCTGCTGCTTAACGAGCTCAATGATGATGACTTCGACATCATTGATGCGCAGATTGAAGCCGCTAAAAAAAAGCGGATGCGTTTGAGCAGCGCATCAGCGGCTACCGACTCACCGTCCTCGCACTCGGAAAATACGGCATAAGCGAGCAGCAAATCGGAAACATGACGCGTCCAGAACTGGACGCGCATATCGACGCACTGACCCGTCTGCACGGCAAAAAGTCCGATAAAACCTCTTCGCGCACTGTGCGCAGCGTCAAATCCAGACGCAAAAAGAAACCCGTCCGGAGATAACCTATGGCACGCAACCTTCAGCTTGCGCTCTCCCTTCTGGCCCGTGATGGTGCTTCGAAAGTCCTGAAGCAGGCAATGCAGGACATCATCAAACAGACCCGGGCGACACAAAAAGCCGGTGATGAGCAGGCAAAGTCACAACAGCAAAATACCAGTTCGGCAATTCGTGCATCGCGAACGCTTCAGGATGAGTACCGCCGCGCCAGTTCGGCGCGTTCATCGCTTGGCATCCGTTCCGAACGTGAAATTCAGCGTGAAATCCAGCAGACGCAGGCTGCCTATAATCGACTGACCCGAGCGGGTACGATGTCGGCGAATGAACAGAACCGTGCATTCAGGGCCATGACTGAGCGCGTTAGCAAGCTGCGCACTGAGTTGGTTGGTGTCAGCGAAACGATGACCCGAATGCAAAAAATCAAAGCTGTAGGCTCAACTGTTGCGGCTGTGGCGGGTGGTGTTACCGCTGCTGCAATGGTAATCAAAGACCCGGTACAGCGGCAGATGGCATTCGAATATCGAAATGCTGAAATCGCAAACACTGCATATAATAATTTGCCTCACGAAGAGCGAAAGAAAAAAATACCATCAATAAACAATGCTATTCGCGAAGCTGTTAGAAAAGGAGGAGGAACACCAGAAGGTGCCCAGGAAACCTTGAATACACTGTTTGCTGGAGGACTGGATGACAATATGGCTTTGGGCGTATTACCTGATATTACTCGATACGCAACAGCATCAGGTGCAGACCCTCAGCAATTAGCAAAGATTGCGATATCAGCCCTGAAGAACTTCAACATTAAACCAGAGCAAATCACGACCTTATTTGATAAGGCAGTCCGTTCTGGTGAAAATGGGAAGTACGAACTTGCAGACATGGCCAGTGCTTTGCCTGGTATTATGACCAATGCAAAGGCTGTCGGGATGTCAGGGTTAGATGATGTTGATAAATTATTAGCTATGTTACAGGCGAACGCTGAAACTGCCGGGGATAATAGTCAAGCAGCGACGAACGTTAATAACCTTTTTGGTAAATATACCAGTGCTGATACTCAAAATGCGTTAAAGAATTATCGTTTTAAAGGTAAGAATGGGAAAGCTCTTTCTTATACTGATTATATGGCTGAGAAACGACTCCAGGGGGTCAGTGTTCCGGATGCTTTCATGGATGCTGTCGGAGGTATAGTATCTTCTGATAAGCGCGTTAAAAAATTACGAGCCGAAGCAGAGAAGTATAAAGGAACGGATCGAGAAAATGATATTCTTGCAGCTCTTGACGTTGTTGTTTCATCAATAACATCAAAAATAATAGCTGATCAGCAAGCTAGCATGGCTTTAAAAACTAATATAATGAAAAATGAGTTCATTAAGGAGCAAATATCAGGGACTCGTAATGCAACAGGTGCCGGTGATTCTTCATTTGATGTAATGTCATCCACGAATTATTTCAAATCCCAACAGCTAGAATCCGAGAAAATGTTCGCTGAGCAGGATTCAATGAAACCTGTTGCGGATTTATATGGCGACCTCGCCAGCAAGCTGGCCGACTATTCAAAAGAATACCCAGAATTAACAACAGCAATTTCAGGGGCGACTACAGCGATAAAAGCAATGTCAGCCGCCGCTATCGCATTCGCAGGCCTGAGCTTCCTCACTGGTGGTGGAGTTAAATTACCCGGTGGTATTAAGTTACCTGGTGGCGGTGCTGGCAGTGGAGGTGTTCTGGGGCGCACCTGGGGAGCAATCACAAAAGGTGGTGGCCCTCTATCATGGCGAATTGCAGGCCCTCTGGCTGCCGCTTATGCAGCATATGATCTTAATAATACCTATGATGATGCGCGTGATGATGCTGGTAATGCTGGTATGAATACTGGTGAGTTTCTCGTCAAAAAAATGAAAGAGCGGGATAAGAATAAGAAGCCACTCTTCGATATCGATCCGGGTAAAGCGTTTAGCTCCTGGTGGAGCTCACCTTCAACTATCGGGCAGGTTGACCCAGCCACGACAGGTGTGCCGTCATATTTGCTTCCTCAACAGCAAAAAAGTCAGCCTGTTACGATCACGACTAAAGTGATGCTTAATGAACGTGAAATTGCTCAGGCCGTCAATGAATACAATGGTGAACAGTCGAACCGCGGTTCGACAGGAGGCCCTCAGTGAGCTGGGAAGAATCCCTACAGGATGCCTCATTCCGTGGCGTTCGCTTTGATATTGTTAACACACGTGATAGTGCCAGCCGGGATACTGCTGTTTATGAGTATCCCTATGTGGACGGCGGTGATGTTGAAGACCTTGGCCGCAAACCACGCAATTTGAGGGTGACCACCTTATTCTGGGGTGATGACTATGAAACCCGGTTACAGGCATTTTTGGCCGCGCTCGATGTGCGTGGCAGCGCTGAGATGATCCACCCGGTATTTGGTTCAATGCTCTATATGCAGTGCATCGAATACCAGGCGTCTCATGAAGCAGAGAACGTGGACTACTGCGTTGTCGAGGTGGTCTTTATTCAGGCCAAACCGGGCATCGTCTTGTTTGGTGCAAGCGACCCATTGTCGCAGGCTGATATCGCCTTCAATCAGGTGCAATCAGCGCTTGATGGCATTCAAAATGCTATTGATGACCTCCTGTCACCACTCCGCACAGCAAAGAAATGGATGAAGCGAGCCAAATCACTGGCAACGACGGCACTGGGTATGGTTACTGTCCTCAAAGGTGAACTTACCGGCTTTGTCAGCAGCACGACGGATTTCATTAACTATCCGGCGGCATTTATGAATGACCTTCAGAATGCACTGTCACTCACATCATTGTCTTCAAAATCATCCGTCAGCAGCAATCCAGGAAGTTATGCGAAGTCAGCCGATGTTACTGGGGTAGCGGGTATCGTCATGGCTGACTGGGGGCGTGGGCGTACGGCTCTTCAGGATGTGGCCGCTCTGCCAGAGCAAATCGTCACCGGGCAGACCCCCGCATCTGTTATCGTTCCGGGTGGTTCATCCGTTGACGATATCACTACCCTGGTCACTGCGGTCAAAGTGCAGGTCGCACTGCAAATGGTGCTGGATGCGACAGATATACTGAGCGATCAGGACCTCGGGGATTTGCTCTCCCCGGATGATATCGAACGTATTGCCGGTGATACCCGAACATCATTGCAGGTAGCCATCACGCAAATCCGTGATGCGTTCGCCAGTGATACGCAGAATGTCAGTTCCACTGCCACTCCAGCCGGTATTACCTGGTTACCTGTCGTTGACAGTCTCAAGACACTGGCGGTCATCGTTCAGGAACAGGCGACTGCGGTCATGATGCAACGCCCTCCGCTGACAACCCGTGTCGTCAGCGCTGAAACTAACCTGCATTTGCTGGCACATCTGTGGTACGGAGATTACACCCGCGCCACCGAGCTGCTTCGCCTCAACCCGTCATTACGCAACCCTAATGCCATCAAAACCGGAGACATTCTGAATGCCTACTCCCGATAAAACAGAGCAGGATAAAGTCACGCTGGTCATCGACGGCAAGGTGCACAGTGCCTGGAGTCGCTATCAGATTGATTCCGATTTTCTGGTTCCGGCAGATGCATGGAGCGTTACGCTGGGTCTGCCCGAAGGTAAATTCCCGGCGGTAATCCAGCGCGGCGTACCAGTGGTGGTAAGGATTGGTAATGATGTCGTGATGTCCGGGCGTATTGATGCCGTACAGCGTCGGGTCTCCCGCCAGCAAGTCTCACTCACTGTCACTGGCCGCGATGGTTCGGCAGTGCTGGTTGACTGTGCTTCACCGGTATTCACGTCCCGCCAGTTAAGTCTGGAAGAAGTGATCGCCAGAGTTGTCCGACCGCTGGGTGTGAAAAATATCCGCATCATGGCCGAGTCCTCTATCCAGAGCGACAAGGTCAGCGTTGAGCCCGGTGAGCGAGCCTGGGATACGCTGGAGCGAGCTGCTTCCGCCCGTGGCCTGTGGCCATGGTTTGATCCTGATGGAACACTGGTTATAGGGGGGCCGGACTACACCTCCGACCCAGTGGCAACACTCATCCTGAACCGTGATGGTAAAGGCACCAATGTCCTTGATCTGAATGACCGTTCATCCATAAACGGGAGTTTCTCCGAGCTGACTGTGCTGGCGCAAGGTCACGCGCAGGGTAGCAAATCAGCAAAGAATGACACTGAAATTATAGACGTAGACGATGGTAGTGATACGGCTCACGATGCGACTACATTCACGCAGCAAGCGGATGATTCGGCTGGTGTTTCAGATGATGACGATATCTTAATGACCACCGGGACGCCTGAAACAGGGCAGCATGGCCTGCGCAGCACGGTACGTGACACTACGGTCCCCTATTATCGACCACAAATCATGATGGTTGGTGATGCTGACAACCAGGAACAGACTGATTTCAGGGCCAGAAAAGCGATGGCTGATGCCAGACTTAATGGCTACGACCTTACCGCTGTCGTTCAGGGGCATCGCATGGCCAGTGGCAAGCTCTGGCAACCCGGCCAGCGTATACGGGTGCGCTGCGATATCCTGGGCATAGACGATATTTATTTTCTGATGGGGCGAGAATTCTCAGGTGGCCGTCCTGACGGTGCTATTACAAGCCTTCGGTTTAAAGAAGACGGCATCTGGATACCTGATGCGTTTCCGAAAAAACGCAAGACCCGCAAACGCCGCACCAAGACTAATAAAGAGCTGGAGATTATCGATGTGGAATAAAATTGACAGCAGAATTAACAGTGCGTTAAACCGCATCAGAAAGGCATTCAGAGGCGTTTTAACCCGCGCTAACAGCACCGGCGACGTACAGACTGTCCAGGTTAAAGGCGTGCATGGTGAGGTACTTCAGGACGCCGAGCTGTACCAGCACTATGGTTTTACGTCTAACCCGCAGCCGGGGACGAAAGCGATCATCTTGCCGCTTAATGGCCTCACCAGCCACAGTATTATCATTGCAACAGAGCATGGGGGTTATCGTCTCAAAGCGCTGAAATCCGGGGAGGTTGCTATCTATACTGATGAAGGCAGCAATATTGTCCTGAAGCGCGGGAAACTTATTGAAGCGAACTGCGATTATTTTTTGATGAATGCAAAAAAACAATTCAAAGTCGTGACAGAAGATTTTGATGTAACTGCGACCACCGGCGCACAATTTGACACACCATTACTCCACGGAACGAATGATGTTTCTGACAGTAAATCCTCAGTGCAAGAGATGCGAGACACATTTGACGGCCACGACCATAATCATGGCGGCGATGCCGGAACAACAGATAAACCCAATCAGCAAATGTAATTCATGGTATTGTTTATTTTCTCCAGCTTTTAAATACCACTGAACCCCATCAGCATTATTTAAATATTCCATACCGATAGTATATCGGTATGGAAATGCTTATTGACCCTGTGACCGGTGATTATACCGGCGAATCATCCGATACCCTGGCGAATGCTGTTTATATTCGCCTGATGACACCTCTCGGCTCATGGTGGGCGGACCCGTCACTCGGTTCAAAACTTCATTTACTCCAGCGTGAAAAAGATAAATCCCGCGTTCGTCTGCTGGCCCGGCAATACGCTGAGCAGGCTCTCCAGCCATTACTGGATGATGGCCGGGCCAGCAGTATTGTCGTGCAGACCGAAAGCTATCAGCCGGGCTGGTTGCTCCTTCTGGTCACAGTGATGTCCTCGACCAACGTTTCACAGACCTGGAAATACCCGGTTAAGGTGAGCTGATGCCATTTACTACTAAAACTGCGGCGCAGGTACGTGATGACCAGCTACGTGATATTAAAAACCTGCTTCAGTTGCCCGACAGTAAGCTTGGCTCTGACAGTGACTGGTACGTTCGCGCATCGGCCGTCGGCAGCGTTGCTGAAGGCTGCTATCAGCACCAGGCATGGATTATCCGACAAGTGTTCCCCGACACTGCTGACCCGGAATACCTGTATCTTCATGCGCGAATTCGTGGCCTGACAAAAAAACCGGCAAACAGTGCAAGTGGCCCGGCAACCTTCACAGGGCAGTCGGGAACGCGTGCCGCAGCGGGGCTGGTATTCAAGCGGAATAATCTGACATGGAGCACTATTGATGAAGTGGTCATTGGTGCCAACGGCCAGGGAACGACTCAGGCGGTTTCAGCACTTATCGGTACTGCGGGGAATACTGCTGCCACGACGGCTACGCTAACTAACACTCCTGCTGGATTTGACAGTTCGGTGACAGTGGGCGTTATGGCTGGAGGAACTGAAGAAGAGACTGACGATGAGCTGCTGGCACGTTTGCTGGAAATTATTCGTCGACCACCCGCAGGCGGGAATAAATATGACTATAAGCGATGGGCGCTCGAAGTATCCGGTGTCACAGCTGCTTATATTTATCCTTTGCGCCGGGGGCTTGGTACGGTTGATATTGTTATTACGTCAGCCGGTGGCTTGCCATCTCAGGATGTCATTGATCGAGTAACGGAGCATATTAACGATGTCCGTCCAGTCACGGCCAAAGGCATTCTTGTTCTGGGGCCGACAATTAAGGACTTTGATGTCCACGTCAAAGTCTCCCTTGACGGCATCACTCTCGCAGAAGCCAAAACAGCCATCTCTTCAGCATTGCAGGAAGACGATGCACGTCGGGAACCGGGTGATTCTTTCATCCGTAGTCAGGCAGCGACGCTGATTTCGCTTATCCCCGGCATCACTGATATTGAGATGGTTACACCAGCAGCGAATATTGTTCCCGTGACTGATGCGACAGCAATTGAATGGCTTCGCCTCGGAAATGTGGAGGTTGAGTCACTATGAGCGCCTTTACCATCCTGAACCTTTTGCTGCCAAAGGGAAGTTACGCGACATCTCAGCCCACTCTTTCAGCCTCGCTACAGGCTGAGTCTCATGTCTTCGATGATATTGGATCATCGGCTGATATTGTCGAGGGTGCGGTCACTCCTTACCGTGCTGGCGCACTTCTTGCCGACTGGGAGCGCGTTCTTGGACTCACGTCATCTCCTGATGCCAGTTTCCAGCAACGCCAGCAACGGGTACTGGCGAAACTGTCTGAAACAGGTGGACTGAGTATCCCTTACTTCACCCGCCTTGCAGCCCGCCTTGGCTACGATATTTCCATCGAAGAACCTACACAGTTCCGTGCTGGTAGCAGCCGAGCTGGTGACCGGCTCTGGGATAAAAACACTATTTGGGTCTGGCTGGTCAACGTCAGTAATTCGAAAACAATAGCATTCCGTTTTCGTGCAGGTGCTTCTGCTGCTGGTGAGCGGTTGACCTCATTTGGAGACCCTATTATCGAAGAGATGTTTAAAGACCTCAAACCCGCTCATACCTATTGTTATTTTGCCTACCAGGGAAACTCATAATGAAACCGTTAATGCCTCCCATTGATACCCCGGATAAACTCTTCCATGACGGTAATCCTGCAACAGGTGCGGAAGGTACTATTGTCCCGGCAGAACACCTTAATAATGAACAGGCATCTATTCGCGATCTTCAAAGCGAGATGATTGCCATTCTTACTGCTGCTGCGATGGCACCAGATTCAACTGCTGGTCAGCTGTTAGCTGCGTTGAATAAACTCTATGCCCCCGGTAACGATACTCTGGGAGCACTGGCCTCCCTGGTCGGTGCTGCTAACAAACTTCCGTACTTCACGGGGCCTAAAGGCGCGACTTTGACCGACCTTACCAAGGTAGGCCGTGACATTATCGGCCAGACTGATATTGCTGCTGTTCTCCAATACCTTGGATTCACACAAGTTGGCAGAGATATAATTGCAGGTGGCACGGCCTCAGATGTTTTGGCGTATCTTGGTGTACCCAACTTACTTAACGGCAAGCAGGACGCAGATAACACCCTGACAGCG